TCGGCCCGTACACGCTCACGCGAACGCCCCCTGCGGACATCGCAGCGGTAACGGCGCGAATGGCGTAAGCGCCACCGATCTCCTCCGGTTTGATAACGGCGGGAGCGGTTTTGGCGGCTCCTATGGCAACAAATTTAAGTGCTTCTAATGGTGTGGCTGGCGACGGCGGATGCGCGATCTCGATCGTAACGTTGCCGGTAAAGGATTGCGCAATAATGACGGTGGGCGCGAAGCCTTCGCAGACGACGAAATCGGACGTTAGGTTTGTGGTCGCATTTTCGAAGAGAACGGCGTGAAGGTATTCGTTGTCGAGTTCGTGCTTTGCGGCTTTGGCGAGGATGGTGACTGGGCTAATCACTCATAATTGATTGCATGGAATACGACCTCCCTTGGCAGTTATCGCGGGCGTGGCGTTATGGTAAAAAGAACCTGTACGGAGGTTCAAATGCGCGATAGTTTTAAAGACATTGGCAATCAAGATTTTGGTTGCTGGAGAGCGCTTTCTTATGCTGGAAATGACAGCAAAGGGAATGCCGTATGGCTTTGTAGGTGTCTTTACTGCAAAACCGAAACCACCATTCGTGGCACACTGCTCAGATCGAGTCCGCGTAAATGTCCGTGCCTGAGAGATATTGTCGGCAATCGATATAGCCGATTGATTGTACTTGAAAGAGTTGGGCCGAGCTTGTGGCGCTGCCGTTGCGACTGTGGCAATGAAACCGTCGTCTGTGTTGGGAGTTTGAAGTCTGGCAGTACGCAAAGCTGCGGCTGTCTTCACAGAGAACGAACCTGCGAAGCATCCACGAAGCACGGATTTTCCAAGCACGAATTGTATGGTACTTGGATGGGCATGATGCAGCGATGCTACAGTCCCAACCATATCGCCTATTTGCGATATGGCGGCCGCGGCATTTATGTAGTGGAACGGTGGCATTATTTTCCTAATTTTGTTTCCGATATAGGTAAGCGACCAGAAGGGTGCACGCTGGACAGAAATAACAATGATGGCCCATACGGGCCTGACAATTGGCATTGGGCTACGGCCACGGAGCAGGCGAACAATACAAGTACTAATCGTTGCTATGAGTTTAATGGTGAAACAAAAAGTGTAAGTGAGTTGGCTACGAAATACGGTCTTAAAATTTCGACAGTGTTCCAAAGACTCAAACGTGGCTGGTCGATTGATAAGGCCCTGACGATTCCAACCGAGACACGATTCAGTCGTCATGCCGCCTCCTGAATGGGGAGTCCAAGTTGTTTTCTCCCCTCAATGTAGCGAGGCGCGAACCTGCGAAATAGTTTATCCGAACTTTCCCCCCAGTAACGCGACCAGGGTGGACACATGCAGTTTGCGTGCGGAGGTTGAATAGTTGCTCTGAATTTTCTCTCCTTGCGGACGCCAATATCGATTTCAGGCGTTGTGCCTTGCTCTAAATCCCTTACGCGATACAGACGTGGCGTCCCGTTAGGATTTACGAATAGAGATATACAGAGCCGGCACGCCTGCGGCCTCGTGATTCTAAAGACTAGATCATTATCGCCGAACTTCCCGCTCGACTTATCGGCCTGCCATGAGCCCGATGCAAAATTATTCGAGATCTCTGAACGCGCCACTCTTTCGAAGTCGCGAAAGATTCCCTCGGCCCGTTCCATCTTGAACATCTCGCGACCGAGCACGAACGGATGGGTTCTCTTCTCCAGCGCCGAAACCACCATCGTGCGCAAGGCTTCCTGTTCTCGCTTGAGGGCTTCATCTATGATCAACCGCCCGGCGCTGTCGAAAATCGGCCGGAGCTGCGTGAGTGCTGCCGTCCTGGCGAGATCGATGGCATATTGCTCAGCGCGGCTAAGCGGATGGGCCATCGCTGCCCGCAACAACTCGGCAAAGTTACGGATCTTGTTTTGTTCGATCAGCGAACGGATCAATGCGAATCGGTAGGCCCAACCGGGAAAGTCGAGGATCTCCTGATCCTTCCATCCCCAAAGCTTCAATTTCTTGCGTGTAGCCTCATCGACCTGGATTCCCACCATGTGCGACGTATGAGCCAGGCCCGCTTCGAAAAGCGTTCGCTCAAGCTCAAGTAGCTGCTCGGGCTTGAGGCGCGCGAACGTACCGCCGTGTTGGCGCAGGTACTGTTCCACGACATGCCAGATGTTGTCTCTCGCGTCTGTGAACCGAGAGCGTGAACGGTCGTAGAGTTCTTTCAGGAACCATTCTTCAAACCGCTCGCCATCGGAGCTGCGGATGGCCTTTTCTAAATCTAGCCCGCAGTGGTCGGCTAGGAAGTGAATGAGGCTTGCGGCTTCGGCTTCACTCGCCTGGTCGAAATTATCGACGATAAAGCGGGTCAGCATTTATAGGCTCCAGCCCTTATATTTTTCATCGTCGGTCTTAATGTCAGCGAATACCATGAACTGCCGTTGCGCCTTGGCGACGTCACGCCCGGCCTGCCCATGCTGCGCAATAGGCTGTTGTGGCGCCTGCCCCGTTGGTCGCTGAGCCTGAAAGCCGTCTTGGCCGTCCTGCTTCTGCTGCCCCCCATTTTGATTTGCTCGGTCTCCCGGCTCTTTTAGCCGGTTCACGATATCTTGAGGAAGGCCGTACTCATCTTCTTCGTTGACTCCCTGCTCCATCTGCAAGTTGTTTTGGTAAATCGCCAGGAGCGCGGGATTAAGCGGTGCTTCACCGATTGTGGGATCGTCGTGCTCATCTTCGCCAATCGACTTGAGCCCTTGATTGACGGTGTAAACCAACTTTTTCATTTCCCATATGTGTTCCTGATCCTCACCATAGACCCCGACATAGTGCATTTCGTAGTCGGGGTGAAGTCTTGGAATAATGTACTCGTTGTAAATTGATTCGTCCCACGAGATGAGCGCTTCTTTGCCCTTCCCCTTCGTCGCTTCCATGTGCTCTTTAGTCGCGTCACCGGAGAGGCTTGAAGTCTTCGACGAAAACGAGTCCATGTTGCAGTCTTCTGGGCTGCACCCCCATGTCGCGCAGATGATCGAGACCAAAAAAGACATCCACTTGGCGAAGTGCATTTCGTTGAACTTGTCATCGATCGCTGTCCAGGTGGCGCCGGTCTCTTTGCTGTCCTTGCCCATGAACACGGGCAACCGCCAGCGCTGAGTTGGCCCGGTCAGCATGGCATTCCACATGCGTTTAAAAGAGCTGACCTGATCGTGGTCGTAGTTACCGAAGATGGTGAGCACGCCACGCGGGATTTGATTCCGGTCGAAGCCTGCCATGTTGTAGTTCATCGCATAGAGAAAGCCGGTGACTATACGGATAAACATCTCGCATTCTGAATATCCGTATCTGGACATGGTGATATCCGATCGCGGATTTCGAATCGGATAGATCAAGTCTTCCGGCGTGAAGAGTGTATAGATTTGGTCCTGCACAACCTGCATGGCAACGATTTCGTCCCGCCCCTGATAACTCTCCTCGTGTGCGATACGAACTGTTTCACATGGAACATTGTAGATACCGGCCAACGTTTTACCGTTCCGCGTCAACTCGGTCTCGATCGGTGCGGCATCGCAGGTGAGGGTGTCACGGATTAGTTTTGCCTTGAACGTGGTCATGTTGTCGCGCCTGAGTCGCCAATGCCGCGTGATCGGGTCCTCTTCGTCGCCACAATTGAGCATGAACGTGGTAATGCCTTTGGCGATCTTTTCTTCGTCCTTGGTGAGCTTGTCGCCGATCTTTTTATCCTTGGGCATGACGACAAACCCCAAGGGGTGTTCATCGTGCGAACGAAACGGCGACGAGAATTGATTAATCCAGCGGATAAATGTGATGATGACGGCGTTCAGAATCGGCGCATGCTCCACCATCGACTTCAGTGCCGTGAAGCCAAACGGTGATTGCTTCTCGACCCACGGCTGCATGTGGCCGCCGGCCAATACTCCGAGTTCATCGATGTGAAGGTAGGACCGCGGCCCGCCCTGACGGCGGTTTGCGAGTCTTTGGATTCCCGCAGGATTAAGCTGAATGGCTTTGCCGATCGCTCTATCGCGATCGATTCCCCATGCCCTGGGGATGGGCCGGACCCCGGAATATAAGATCAGATCCCGGCTCGCCTCCAAAATATCGGATGCCGGTATCAGATCGAGCCCTTTCATGAAGTCATTGGCTAGATCGCGCTGAACGTCCAGCTTCTCATCGCCCGGAGTCCGGGAACTTTCAATGAAGGCTATCTGATCTTGGAAATCCGTGGCGTCGCCCCCTGGATACCGCTCGGCACCCAAGGCGCACAGTGGCGGGCTAAACTGTTTGTTATTCTACAACTTAGAGCCAACGAAAAGCAATCAAGCGCGATTCAACGGGGAGAACTCCTCGCACCTTATGTCTTCCCTCTGGACGACATTGCCATTGAATTGTATGCCTTCGCAGATGCCATCCTTGCCATTCGGCTTGGGCGTAAAATTAGCGCACACCCCGCATACCTCGCGCGTGATCGGCTTTACGATGGGGAGCCTGGCCTTTATTTGCTGCATGGCCGCCGAGTCTTCATGGTGCTCGGCGGCGGCCTCGGCTTCCTCTCTGTCCATCTCTCCGGTCAAGAACCGTGTTGTGCCATAGGCCCTGGCGACCGCCACGTCGCAACACATATTGGCGTAGGTGAAATGGGGATCATCGCTGCCGATTTTCTGAACATAATTCTGGTAGCGGTCTAGCTTTTCATCCTTCTCGGACCGCAGCGCGACCTTAGTAAGATGGGCAGCGAACAGCTCGCCGATGTTGTCGGGGGTCATCCGACCGGCAATTATCCTTTCTCTGATCAAGGGCCTCGTCGCCGGGTTTGGCATCTCCATCATGCCGTCTTTGATTCTGAGCATCGAGTAGCTCATCATCTTGTACTGATCCACGCGCACGGCATATTTCGCCCGCGCCTCATCGCTAGTTTTCCGAATGGCTCCGGGCTCGGTCTTGTCGCGATCGAGCCAACGGAGAAACTCTCCGGAGATGGCGCCCTGGGTATATTCGATGATAAAGACGCGGCCGGGGAACGCTTTGGCAAAGCGAAATGCCTCGTTATAGTTCGGCTCGTTCTCCAACGCGCAGAAGCGAATCTTAAATTGCTCCATTAGCTCGGCGCTGCGCTTAAAAGGATCGAGATCCTCGACCCACTCCAAATGCACGACGCGATCGCGGCCGGTCTGCATGCGCCGTTTGATTACGATCACGTTTAAGGCGCCCATGTGGTCGATACCCATGTAGCAATCGCCAGGCAGCACCGACCATGTGATATCCGGATTGAAAGCCTTCTGTTTCAATAGCTCGATGCTGATCGGGATCTCGGATGGGTCGGCGTAGGGCTTACCGAGTTTGCGGTTGTTGAAGTTCTGCCGGTCTTTGTTGTTCAGCCAGGCGTTCCACATTTCACGAATCGTAACCCTTCTGGCGATTGTTTGCGCGAAGTGAAAACTTTCGGCTTCGCTCTTGGGATTATGCGCTATGTAACGTCCTTTTTGTGGATCCCTAATCTCGGTATCGCAATGCGGGCAGCGGTAGAAAAGTTTTCCGTTGCTATCCCCGACACAATTTGGCCATTCTTCAGACAAAATTATGCCGTCCGAGCACCGGGACGAACAGTCAGTATGCCAATATCGTTGGTCGCCGGCCTGGAACCATTCATCGATATCGGCACCCGGCCACTTGGCCGTAGACACCCGGCCTATGACCTTGAGGAAAGACGCGCTTACACGCTCCTGAGTTTTCTCCATCTGAGAACGCGTCATCCCTTGGACCTCATCGAACACCAGGATATCGAGCGGCATGGATTCCGTTCGCATCGTTGTGCGGCTGGTCCCAGGCCCGAGATTCATGCCCGTATAGAGAAACAGTAATGTTGAATCCCCGATACGTCTGACTGACTTCGAGCCCTCATCGGTGAAACCGTGGACGTCGCGCATCAACGACAACAGGTCCGGATTGGACCTGACCATCTTGAGAAACCGAATGGCGCTGAAATCGAGAGCCGTGGTTTGGTCGGGAAAGTAATAGCCGCCAGTGACAGCGAAGCGAAGCAAGATATAAATCTGCAACAGGATCATGATGACGGAGCCGCCCATCTGCGCGGCCTTCATCACGGTCAGATCGAAGTTCCGGAGTTCGTCTTGATCGAACGGGACGGATTCGTAGATCGGCTTTAGGTAACTGAACCCATCGTAGGTAAACTCTTCGCGGTCGATCCAGAGCTTAGCTTCCAAACACCACTGCCAGAATGGCAGCTCTTTGGCTCTAGCTTTAATGTGCGACTCGACGCGCTCGCTGCTGCCGTCGCTGTAGTCCGCAACATTCCGGCGGACCCGTTCGAGTAAGGCCGATAACAAATGGCCGTCGTCGTGGGCTAGAACGGTGCCGTATTAATGCCTCGCATCATTCTCCATTCTCGGGTTTTGGTAGAAGAATACCTGGTGCGCGCAGGACTACGCCAGTTTCGGCGGCGAAAGCCTCAAGCGCTTCTTGATGTCGTTCCTTTGGCACAAAATTCATAATCCTGGTAATACCGTTGGTGATTTTCAGAAACGTCTCATTCTTGTTTAGAATGAGTTCAATTTTGTCGTTAAACTCGCCAGGGAATTTTGCCTTGGCCCAGGTTTGCCAGAGCGTATCGGAGCCTTCCATTGCACGCTCTATACCGGCTGCCCGAAAATCCCCCCACCCGATCGTTATGGCTTCATCCCAAGCAATTGCAAACTTGGGATCATCGTTGCGCCAGACGTAAACCGTTGTCCTGCCAACGCCGGCCCTATGGGCGGATGTATCAACCTCACCGCACGTCTTCTTTAGCGCGCGTAAAAAAGCGGCCTTCTGCCTGGCCATCCTTTTGACAATGGTCTTGGCGGTCTTGGCAATGGCCTTAGCTCGTTTATCTTTGGCGCGCGGTGCTTGTTTCATATTCCTATTATGCCATAGTCAAAATAGCGGAGCCGAGCCGGAACAGTCCAGCTTCAAAACAGATCCAGCAAGACACTCACTCGCTCTTCGACAACGAGTTTTGCTGTCAATTCGCCGGCTCCGGACTCAAGCCGGATATCGCCATGCTCACCGCCGAGAATGACAACTGGCAGCCCAGGTGACCTGCCATCGGCTGCCGAGCGAATACCCCACCAATCCCCTTTTGGATCCACAATGACGACTTGTTGGTTAGCCTTAAATAGCTGTTCCGTGATTCTTCGCGCAGTGTAACTTTTGCCGGCACGGCGCTTGGCTAGAATGCCAAAGGCTTGAGTCACGGCCTCGATCGGCAAACTCAGATTTGAAGCTATTT